GTCTACCTCTGCTGGTTTTCCTTGGCGTGAAGTTAAGAGGAAACACCTTGTTGAACAAGAAGATACTGATAGGGTTAAATTGACACCCGAATTAGAAAAACTTGTTCAAGAAATTGAAGAAAATTATTTAAGTGGGCATAGAACTAACCCAGTCTATGCTGCTACTTTTAAAGATGAACCTACATCTTTGGAAAAAATTGCAATTAAGAAAACACGTGTATTTTGTGCTGCTCCTATGGATTATTCCGTAGTAGTGCGCAAATATATGTTATCTCTTATTCGCGTTATCCAGAGGAACCCCATAGTTTTTGAAACAGCTGTTGGAGTTCAAGCACAATCTGTACAATGGGAAATATTTTATAATCATATTGTACAACACGGTACGCATAAGATTATTGCTGGAGACTATTCTAAATTTGATAAGAAAATGGCTCCTGCTTTTATTCTTAGTGCTTTCCGTGTCCTTAAGCGTTTAGCCGCTAAAGGTAATTATACTTCAGATGAATTACGAGTAATTGATTGTATTGCACATGATACTGCTTTTCCAGTAACTGATTTCTTTGGAGATCTAGTTATGTTTCATGGAACTAATCCATCTGGACATCCTTTGACTGTTATTATTAATTCAATTGTTAATAGTCTTTATATGCGTTATGCATACTTTATGTTGAATCCCGAACAAAATTGTGAAACTTTTCGAAAGAATGTTTCACTAGTTACATATGGTGATGATAACATTATGAGTGTGCATGATAGTTCACCATGGTTTAACCATACCAAAATTCAAATTGCTTTGAAAAGAATTGGTGTTGGCTATACTATGGCTGAAAAAGAAATGGAATCTATTCCATATATTGATATTCGTGAAGCATCTTTCCTTAAACGCAAATTTGTATACAATCGTGATATTGGAGCCATTGTGGGTCCAATTGAACATGCGTCAATAAGTAAAATGCTTACGAAATGTGTTATGAACATTAATTACGTTCCTGAACAACATATGTTAAGTGTTTTTCGTTCCGCACTAGATGAATATTTCTGGTACGGAAAGAAAATTTTCGAGAATCGTCGTGAGAAGTTTCTGATGATAGCTCGATCGAATGGTCTTTTAGACTATTCAGAAAATATTAATGCTTTCCCACT